TTTTTTTTTTTTTTTTTTTTTTTTTTTTTTTTTTTTTTTTTTTTTTTTTTTTTTTTTTTTTTTTTTTTTTTTTTTTGCTCCTAGAAAATTTTCATATGGGGCAAGAGCTATTTTTGTGTAATGTTCAAATTTTAAATTCATATCATAAGAGGGGTTTTTCAAAAATCATATCTTGGGTCCTGTTCATATCAGCATAAGTGGATAACTTTTACATTTAGTCGTGGCGTGTTAACAATTCAATGTCACTTGTGCCGGCTATTCCACCGTTCGGTTTGGCTGTTTACCATTTAGTTTCTTATAGGCCGAAACTTTGGCCTGAGGAATACGCATTCCTTCCTACAATATCTCCATTGCAAATTCCATCCCACCGCAGTTCTTCACTACCATACGACATATTGGGCATCAAGTGCGCCTTTTCCGCTAACTTCAGTGCAGTAAGCACCGTTGTCCAGACTTCCTGAAAGTACTCTCTCCCGTGCATAAAAGCATCACGGAGAGAATTCGAGACAAGTTCAGTTACCATTTCGTCGTGTTCAACGTAGGCAGTGTCCATGTACATTCGATAACGACTTTCAATCGTCTTCTTGTCGAGAGGGGCGCGCATATATCCTGTGCGTTCGTCTTTCACAAATGTCCTCTTCATAAAGGACACATCATCCAACTTGCTGAACTTAGGCGCGTCGCGCCACGAATTCTTATTCTCATCAGTGTATTTGACACCTGAATCTTCGAAGAATTTTCCGATTGTTTGCATGTTGAAATCACCAAGGACTTCATCCTTGACTGCGTGGACGTGATCGTCACCATAGTATTTAGACAGTGTGTACTCATCGCATTTCTCAAGTGGCTTCATTGCGGCTGGCATTACTGCTAACCAAGCGTGGTACTTGTAGATATCATTGTCGACAGAGTTGACCATTGATGTCAAAGGATATCCCGAAGGAAGTCCCTTGTCAATCAAGACAACAACGCCTTGAACGATTGCGAGATGATTGTACGCGATTGTCATAAGAGTGTGTCGAATACGCTGGATACGGCTATTGTCGCCATACACGTTGTTGATGATACGCCCTGCACATGCCAGATTCTCTGCGGGATTACCGCGATCATAATTGCCAAAATCTCCCGCCACTGCATGGGGGGAAACTGCTCGCAAACTGTTGTACATTTCTGTCCAGTCAGCCGAGCAGGGATCAATTCCGATTTGCGGTTCAATATCCGAGCGATTTTTCTCCATCATCTGAATAAACGAAAGACAAAACATCCTAACTACTATTGTATAGTCCACAGGACAGATCGTAAAAGATCGTGTCTTGGGAACAAAGTCTGGATCGTTGTCGAGATTCCGAGTGTTCTTCATGGGTCGTCGCTCATCTTTAAGAGATTCCGTTGTTGCCATAGGGACGAGGCGGCCTTCAGCTGCTTCATCAATTACGTATGCGATACGTGCCTTCATGTGATCCGTGGGGTTGTATGTCACAGAGCCATCTTCATTGTCGACTCGGTCAAAGAGCCAGGACTTGTTACGGTCACCGGGTCCTCGACCAGCTGTCCAATAAGCTCCCTCAGAAGTTGACATGTTCATGCGGTCTGCGTGTTCTATTCCTGCAATGCCATTAATGGCTTCATGCAGGGTAAGAACACGTAGTTTACCGTCGGGGTGGACAATGTCTCCATCTAATTTGGAGTACTTGTTGGTGATGTGCTCTTCAATGATATCGTAGTTACGTTGTGGAAACGCTGCGACATCTTGACCATAGCCTGAGATCTGTTTCATGATGACACTCTTACCGC